AAATCACAGTAATTCATAAATTTTCTTTCCCACAAAGACCTATAAATAATATTTCGGGGATCCCCTTTATACTTTTTCGGGTATCTTGGGTAATATTTTCCTTTATATGACATACATATATTATCAGGATCAATTTAAAAACTATTTAGATGGCAATAAAATCGGAAGATCTTTATCTTAGTATACCTAATGCGAGTCCAATATTTTCAAAACTTGCGATATCAAGTCAGTTTAAAGTATCGCTAGATCTTGTTCGTCAAAATCCTTCAGGAGATAATTTAAGTTTATATCAATATCTAACTAACTGTGGTATATTTCTTGATACAAATTCTACAAGTCAAAAGTATGATTTCTTATGTTCAGCAGCATCATTACCAGGTTCTGTTTTTGATTATTCAGAGGAAAAGGGAAGTCGTCAAGGAATGTTAGAAAGAATGGCATTCAGAAGAATATATGAACCATTTGATTTAACTTTTTATATTGATGATGACTATAATATATTACGTATGTTTGAGGAGTGGATGAATTTTATAAATCCAGTTTATAATCAAACGAATGGTAGATATGATGGATCCGAGTCAAGTCAATTAGATGCATATCAAGAAAGAAATACATATTCGAGATTTAGATATCCAGATGATTATCGCAGAAGAATCTCTATTACTAAATTTGAAAGAAACTTCTTGAAAAATCCAAACGATAAAAACAATACATTTGAAAACATACCACTGTTGACTTATCGTTTTATTGATGCTTTCCCAACAATTCTTAGTCCTGTACAAATGTCATATCAGGGAAGTACTTTTTTACAAGTTACAGTTCAGTTTCATTATTTAAGACATACAGTTGAGAGACATGGTAATGCACAAAAATTAGTTCGAGAGAAACTTGGAAATAATCAATTAACTCAGGTCAATCCACTTCGACCAAAAAGAATTGGAAGTGAACTATCAACTAGTTCAAGTGATCCTGTTCCAGACGTTCCAGTTGGATATGTAAGTGGTAAACCATATTATGGGCCTTTCCATGAACACATGGGTGTAAAGATGGTTGGTGAAAAACATGCTCCTTATCCACATGCCATAATATATGACACATTAGCAGAGAGTTTACCCGACAGTATAATTGTTGGTGATATTGTCACAGAAACAAATCCTCCTCCTTCTTCTGGTGATGATGACGGTTCTTCAGGTGGTGATGATAGCGGTTCATCAGGTGGCGACGATAGTGGATCATCAGGTGGTGATGACGGTGGTTCATCAGGTGGTGATGACGGTGGTTCTTCAGGTGGTGATGATGGTGGTTCATCAGGTGGTGACGATGGTGGATCCTCTGGTGGCGGTGGAGGTGGATACACACCACCATCAAATTACTATTAAAACCCTGCTATATACAATACTGAATATAATATTATGCCTTTACCAAAAATATCTACCCCGACACATGAGTTGGTTTTACCATCAACGGGAAAAAAAATTAAATATAGACCATTCCTTGTAAGAGAGGAGAAGATTTTGATTCTTGCCTTAGAGAGTCAAGATCCAAAACAGATTTCAACTGCGATTAAATCGACTTTGAAAGCTTGTATTCAAAC